CCCAACTACCATTGTAAGAATCTGTATAAGCAGAAGCATACGCATTACCTATACCTAATGTATTAGTTTCATATCCATCTTTAGACATAATTTTTTCTGCTGATTTAGGATAAGTTCTTGCTAAAGCTTCTTTAGGTACTCTTCGTACAATAGCCATTTCTTTAGGTTGTTGATCTGCACCATAATATCCTGTAAAACAATTATAAGGATCACGCAGTTCAGCACAAGGATATGGTGTACCGTCAGCACCTTTCTTTTCTCTAATTACCCATACAGCAAAACCATAACCAGGCAACCATCTACCAACTTGTGGCATTTGTAAATCTAATTTTTGTGTGTCATCATACGAAGTTACAATACGAGCTATCTTTTCTGCTTTCTTTCTAGCCCTATCAGAATCTTTACCATTAGGTACATCTACTTTTAAGTTAGGAATACGACCTATTTTTTGTGCAAGGTGTTCTAATCCTGACATCATTAAGTTAGGTACAGGTATTTGATAGTCTTGAAAACCTTGTATCTGATCACCTAGTAATGCAAGTAAACCATCAGGTCCACCATTCATAATAGAACGTATGCGACCTCGCATAGAATATGCACTTTGATTATCGTAATGTAATTGTGTAATTTGATATTGTATTTCTTCTGGTGTCATTTTATCCCCAAGGGCTTTCGTTCATATCGCTTAAATTCCATTCTCCAAAACTAGGTTCATAGTCTAATCCTACCTCAGCTAGCCGTTCTTTTCCTAGTCTTCTTATAACTTTTAATGGAAACCAACTAGCCATTACGACATCTGATTTATAGCTTTTTGCTTTACTAGCCTTACTAGCAGCAGAAGAAAAATAAATTAGCTGTCTACGATATATATTACTCTTTGTTTCGCTTTCTGCACTACCATAAGGTAAGTTAATTAGCTTTTGTTCAAACAATTGTTGCATACTTCCAACACCATAAATCGGATCAAATTTGTTTTTTTGTGTCTGATGTCCTTCTAAGTGTATTCCCATACGAGCTGAATAATCTTTTATTTCTGTATCCTGTCTAATTGCTTTTTGAAATCCGTTTTCTTCTATAACCCAATGTGCAAGACTGTATTGTTCATACCATTTCTTTATAGATTTTTTAGCTTGTATAACTCCTCCGCCTTCTTCGTTTTCTATATCTACTAGATACATCATTCCTGTATCTGGATTTATAGCCCAAAGAAAACAAGCCTGGAATCCTGTAGAAGCTGGGTCAAGTCCTGCAACTAGGTATGTCCCTGCAGGTACCTGCCCAACAACTCTATTGACATCTCTACATTGGTCAATATCTTCTGAATTAAACATTGTTATACCTTCTACAAATGCTTTATTTAAATAAACCATTTCGTATATTGCTCTACCACCTGTTGTATCTGCATTGTTTTTTTGTGACATAAGCCATTTGTATGTACGTTTACTTTTCCATAACATACAATCTGTATGTTTTTCTATCTCTGTTTCTGGCAAAATACAATCTGTTTTATGTGCTTCTTCTACAATATGGTCAAACTCTGTGTTTTCTAAAAGAAAGTTATATAAATCTTCTGGATGTTGTCTAGAACCTATAACAACTACGCCTGTATGTTCCTCTTTACGAGATGACAAAGTAGTTGTCCACCATTGTCTAGTCTGTTCTCTAGCACTAGGTTGTATTGTTGTACCGTGATCTTCTATGTCATCAGCAATAATTAAGTCACAGTCACGTGATAATATCTTTCCACCTTTACCTACAGCTACCATTGTTGGTGATTTAATACCGGTAATAGTTCTAGTACCTACAGTAAATTGTCCTGATGACCAAGACTTACCTGAACGTACTTTAGGTTGAAACTTTATACCAGGTCCATTAATCTCTTCGTTTAGTTGTTCGTTGTTTTCTAAATGATCTAACACACCACCTACTGCATTCTTTGCAATATCTTCATTACCACCTACCCACATAATTCTTATGTTTGGATTCTTACATATCTGCCATACAGCAAAATGTATAAGTAAGTCAGTTTTACCGTGACGTGGAGGTGACAATATCATTTGTTGTTTACCGTGTTTTATTGCATCAACAATAGAGTTAATCCATTTTTCGTGAAAGTCTGCTGTTTCGTATAGCTGACCTGTTTCTGTTTTAAAATACTTATTTCTAAACTTTTTAAAATCATCTAGTGATTTAACAGTAGCTTTTGCAATCTTCCAATCTTCTTGTGCTTCAAAAGTTTTTTTATCTTCTAAATAAGCTGCATACATTTTTGTTACAACACTTCTAGATACTTTTAGTGCATATGCAACTTCTTGATGTGTAAGTCTATTGTTTTCTAATTTAGCTGCATACTCTTCTACAAATGTTTGATACTCAGCACCTCTTGATGTTGATTTTATTACAGGTGTTTCTATTTCTATTTTGTCTTTTTTACCACGTTTATATGCAGCATTCTTTTTACATTTGACACCGCAATAAATTTGACGACCACTAGGTGTAAATCTTTTAGAACATCCAGTGTTCCGACAAGTCTTGCGAACTGCCATTATTTCTTTTTAGGCAGTCTTTTTATTTTTCCGTTTTCTGTTCTAGCAAATCGTGCAGCTTTTGTTTCCCTGCTAGGAATAAGCGTTCCATAATATCTTTTGCCACCCCACATCCAACTAACTTTTTTTCCCATTATTTCCAACTCTTTCTTGCATTTGTTTTTGCATTTTTAGATAGCTTACCATAATGCACTACTTGTTTAGATGATTTTGAATGTTTTGCACCAGTATGAATTTGACCATTCATTTTATGCACTTTACCTTTGTACTCTTTGCCAGTTTTAAAATAATGTTTTGTTCCTGCTCCCATTATTTCTTTTTCTTTTTTCTAAGTCCTGCAAAATCTGCAGCAGTAATTTTATTTCTAGGTGCTGCAACTCGTGCAATCTTCATTTGTTTTGCAGAATAACCTTTTTTACCTTTTGGCATAACTCTCCTTTACCATTCTTTGCAAGACCAATATCTTGCAGTTGTCTTATCTTTGGCTGTGCTACATTTGTGTCTAGCACGGAATGACGCTCTAGCTTTAGGATTGTTTTTTCTAATAGCCATATTTGGATCACCGAACATAACCTTTTTGACTTTGCCATTCTTCATAACAAAAACCTTTTTAGATTTTCTTCCGTAACCTGGTTCGCCTTTTCTAATAGCCGTAGGGCTATTTAGCTTAACCTTCATTCCTTGATATTCAGCCATTTAATATTTTTTCTTTTTTTTCTTCTTACCTTTTTTCATCTTACCGTAAGCCATTAGTTCTCCTAACTATACTATATCTTGTATGAGTGATTATATAACAGGAAGAAAATATCCTAATCATAAACCCTCTACTTCCTATAGTAGTGGAAGAATTTGTTTGGACAAAGATTGTGACACAGTCTTATCTAAGTACAACAAATTTAGATATTGTAATAATCACAGACCAAAAAGTTACCCCCGAATAAAGGGTCGTCAAAAACCTACTGATTTGCAGCAACCAAATCCTTAGCATTTTTTAATATAGCTTCCCCTAGTTCTGGTAACACACAGTTATTAAGTAAAGTTCTTTTTTTATGTTTAGGTATTGCAAACTTATCTAAATCAAAACCATTTCTTTCTGCTTTGTAAGATAAATCTCTATTTCGTATATCTCTATTATCTTTTGGAAATATAGGTATTTCAAAGTTAGACCAGAAATAATGATTGTTAGAAACAGTAGGTTCTATCAACGGATCATAATAACTAATAACATTCTCTACAACCCAGGCACCTGTTTTATAAAAATGTTTTAGGTATATTACCTCTTCATACATTTTCATATCAGGATAACGTTTTACAGTTTCAGGTATATTGTTTTTTAAATTATTAAATCTAGTGTGTGTAGGACAAGGAGGACTAGACCATATCATATCAAACTTATGATAGTTTTCTATAAGATACATATGTGCATCTGCAAGTATTACTTCATCATCTGGAAAATGATATTTATAAACTTCTATCGTATCTGGATCACATTCTATAGCAGTTACTTCTACGTCTTTCCATAATCTTCTATTACCCCCAATACCTGAATATAAATTCAAAACTTTCATAAACGAAGCCTAGTAGATATATAAAACTAGTGTGAAAAAAAAATTTTTTTCTGACCATACCCTAGACAAGCTAGGGCTGAAAGGGGCATCTTTATGAATAAAGACTATCAACAGGGTTGTTGATAATTATTATTATACACATAATATAAAAAAACCTGAGTTGCCCCAGGCTTTTTTACTTAGGTTACAATTCGTACAATTTGTGTCCTTGCTAATTATTATACTTATGATATAGTAAATTACAAATACTTTTTATAATTAAGTTGTTACAAGTAAAGGTGGCATCGGGAGTCAGAAAGCTAGGGATCGGTAACACGATACAGTAGGAACACAGACCTAGTACTCAAGGACAACAGAACATAAAAATTTATAGCATACTTTAGCTTTTAACAGCAAAGGAGCCCGCTATTTTAAAATCACCCCCACACCTATTCTTCTACTTATGAAATGTAAAGAGTGTAAAGTAACACTCAAGCAAGTTAATGAAACTAATGGTTATTACTGTATTTCTAGTAATAATAAATGTAGTTTATCTACTAAAGTTATATACAAAAAATAGATCATTACTAGACCTTTATTTAATACTTTGTTCTACATAGATATTGATGTCTAAGACATAAGATAGTGGCACCCCCAGATTGGCATTACCATTGTATATACCATATGTTGTACCACTATATGTTGTATGTGTATAACTCTGTACTATATCTTGTACATACTATATGTTGTGTGTCCTATTGTGCGATGTTCTGTTCTGTAAATGGCGAAGATTGTTTAGGATACACCCCCCACCATATTTATAATATAGAATCCCGGATTAAATAATAATATGTCTAATGATTTGACAATAAGAAAAGATTATGGGATAATTCTAAAAGTAGGTATTTAGTAAGTGGGTAACACAACAGTTACAAAATGACTCCGGTCAATAATAATTACTAGATGATAG